TCGCGGCGGCTCAATGCCGTTCGTTGAGTTGGTGATCTGGCTCGACGTTTCGCACGGCATCTGAGCTGTCAGCGTAGAGTTACGCAGACCATGCACTTTGATGCGGTGGCGCAGCTGTTCCCATGGGAGTAGCAGCGGATGCTTCGCATTGATCTCCTGACCATCCAGGGACTTGCGATAGTGGTCAATTGGCAGCTGGCCGAGAGAGTATTTGGTTTCGTCGAACCACTCACACGCGCCTTTCGCTTCAGCTAATTTGCAGCTGGCGTCCAGAAGGTAATACTGAATCGCTTCAAACGTTTCGTGAACCAGCTTGTTGCCTTCGAGATCGGAGTATTTAAAGCCATTCTTCGCCAGGAAATACGCAAAGTTGGTTACACCAATACCCAGGCTGCGGCGCGCTTTTGCTCCACGCTCTGCGGCTTCCATTGGGTAGTTTTGGTAATCAAGCAGTGAGTCGAGTGCCGCGACTGCAAAGAATGCGACTTCCTGCAGGTCACCAAGAGAATCGATGGCGCCGAGGTTAAACGCTGACAGTGTACAAAGAGCGATCTCGCCGTTGGGATCGTCAGTTTTCACCAGCGGTTTGGTTGGCAGCGTAATCTCAGCACATAGGTTTGACATACGCACTGGCGCAATGCTCTGGATGAAGGAGCTATGCTCGTTCATGTGGTCAGCGTTGCCGATATAAATACGACCGGTAGAGGCGCGCTCCTGCATCATGGAAGAGAACAGCTCAACGGCAGAGACACTCTTCTTGCGAATAGCCGGGTCAGCTTCGTATTTCAGGTAAAGCTCTTCGAACAGATCCTGATCTTCGAAATAAGCGTCATACAGACCAGGCACATCATTCGGGCTAAACAGAGTGATGTTCTCTTCACGAATAAGACGGCGGTACATTAGACGGTTCAGCAACACACCGTAGTCAAGATGACGTACGCGGTTCTCATCCACACCGCGGTTGTTTTTCAGCACCAGCAGGCTTTCAGTTTCCAGATGCCAGAACGGATAATACGCAGTAGCTGCACCGCCACGGACACCGCCCTGCGAACAGGATTTAACGGCTGTCTGGAAATGCTTCAGGAACGGGATAACGCCAGTGTGGGTCGCTTCGCCACCACGGATTTCGCTTCCCAGCGCACGGATGCGGCCAAAGCTAATGCCGATGCCGGCACGTTGAGAAACGTAATCGACGATCGCGGCAGCTGTACCATTGATGGCTTTCAGACTGTCGCCAGATTCAATCAGTACGCAGCTTGAGAACTGGCGCGTCGGTGTGCGAACGCCTGCCATGATTGGGGTTGGCAATGAGAGTTTGAATGTACTGATGACATCATAGAAGCCTTTGACCATTTCCAGACGAGTTTTACCACTGGTGCCGTCCTGCCAATCCTGGAACAGACACATGCCCACCAGCATATAAATGTGTTGCGGTGCTTCGTGAATTTTTCCAGTGACGCGGTTCTGGACAAGATATTTGCCCTGCAGCTGCACGGTGGCCGCGTAGCCAAACAGATCATCGCGAGCGGTATCGAGATATTTGCCCAGCTCGTTAATTTCGTTTGGATGATAGCGTTTCAACAAATCTTCATCGTAAATGCCACGATTAACGAGGTTCACGATGTGCATGTACAGGTCGGGGTATTCGTACTGACCAAACGCATCTTTGCGCATTTTGAACAGATTAAGACGGGCTGCAACTTGGGAGTAGTTCGGAGTTTCCGGGCTGATCAAATCAGCTGCGGCTTTCACCAGCGCCTCATGCAACTGGCTGGTGGTCATGCCGTCAAAAATGCTGGCAGAAGCACCGAGGGCAATGGCTGATGCACTGACGTTTTCAACGCCTTCGACCGCCCACATTACCACGCGGTTATATTTTTCTTCGCTCAGTGGCTCCGATCGCCCGTCACGTTTCTGGATGTTAATCATGTGTTTTCCCAATAAAAAGGCCACTACATATAGTGGCCGTCATGATAGTAGGTAGTTGACTACCTATCAACGATAAATCATAAAATTGCTTTCAGTACGCTTACCACTTGCTTGAATTGATCAGTATCTAAACCGACGTAAATAGCCGCTACAGCGTCAGCAAGATGCTCATTCTTACCGGTCAGTACCATTTCACCTTTGGACTTGTGGCGCAGCCAGGGGGCGTCTGGTTGCTCCTGAATAGCCCACTCAATGATGTCCTCTTTGGCAACACTCGCTTTACCGCCGACATACTTCTTGATTTCGTCAGGGGTGATCTGAATTAACGGCTTTTGAATGCTTGCCAGAACGCCGATGCAAATGCCATAGCTGGTTTGAGCACGAGACGATTGGCTACCCACCGGCAGCTCAGCAAAAACGATATGTGCCTCATCAATCATTGGCTTTGCTTTCGCCCAAATCTCACCAGCGCGGCGCAGATCGTCGCTGTTCACGCGAACCGTTTTCTTCTTGCCACCGGCCTTCGTTTCAGCCAGCTCAAAGCGCGTGACCTTAACTTCATTGGTGTCCAGATCGAGTGTGCCGGCAGCGATGCCAAAGTTACTCATGCTGGGGTCTAACCCGACGATTTTAATCAACTTACTCATATGGTCTCCTTACCATGTTCCCCACTGAGGGTGGGCTTCCTGCGTTTTTACCGGTTCTTCTTTTTGCTGGCTTCTTGATGGTACGCCCAGCAGCTCATTGAACAATGAATCATCATCCTCTGAGGTCATCATTGTTTGCGCAACGAACTCACACAATTCACTTAAGTAGTTCTTCGGCAGATTGTACTTAACATTTTCATGTGTATCGCCGTCAGCGACAAAAATGGTCTCACCTTTGCCATCCTTAAACTCAACAATAGTGTTTCGGATGAGGTCATCACCTTCTTCGAATTTGATAGCAACGCTTTCGAATGCAGTGCCACCGCTGGCCACCAGCTCCGATTTGTTTTTTAGACGGCGGATAAAAGTGTTGAACGCGCTGATTTGCTGGCTATCGAGATACAGTGACGGATCGCCAATACTCATGGTCAACGTGTTTACGTCACTCAGAGTGACCAGACCGCACTCGCGAGGCAGATAGCCGCTCGGATCTGCTAAGTTGATCATAAGCGGCTTTGTGTTGCTTTCATGCGTCAGCGTCGTCATGACCGGGCTGGCTTCAAGCAACTCCGTTAACGCGGCGCGCTGCGCGTCATCTACCTCGCTTAGCTCGAAGTACCACTTGGGCCGTACAGGCTCGTCCACGTAATCCGACAGGAGGTTAATGGATGCCAGTACAGAAACCACTTGCCGGAACTGGATGTAACTCAGCTCATTAACTGACATAGCTGCGGCCATCCTTCACTTCAACGGTGATAGTTTCGCGGAACCATGATTTCATTTCTTTGTGGCTGATGATCATCACGGTGCCACGCTCGCGCGCCTTGGTCTCAAGGATGCCCATCAAGCGCTCAAGCCCTGCTGAGTCCAGCGCATCATCAATTTCATCACCGATAAACAGCTGGATGTTTTTGCTGGCGCGGCTGGCCACCAGATCCTGCAATGCCAGTGAGCAAGAAATTCGCACCTTGCGTTTCTCACCACCGGATAAACCCATGAATGATTTGCTGGAACCTGCTTTCGACACATTGATGTTGAATTTGTCGCGGATCTCACCTTTCTTAGTGGTCTCCATGGTTGACCACTCAGCAACGATATTGCCGTCAGACAGCGTGTTGAGATATTCGGCGGTGCGCATGTTCAGGAACGGCGTCACTGAGCTGAGAATGTGCGAACGCACACCGGCTGGGGAATATACCTGGCGCGCTTTCTCAAGCAGCTGAGCCTGATCCTGATGGTTTTTAAGTTCTGTTTTAAGTTCTGCGTATTTAGATTTATTGGCGCGCAGGCTCTCTTCATGGCGCGTAATGCTCGCCAGAAACGGATTCACTTCTGCCATGACACGATCCACTTCAGCCTTAGCGCGGCGGAAGGTGGTCTCAAGCAAACCCAGCTCACCGGAGCGCTTGTTTAAGGTGCTTAGCTCACCATTCAGCTGCTGGATTCGGGCAACGATGGCTGAGACGTCTGGTGTTGCGTCGATAAGTGCTCGCTCGATGCCCCGCGCTTTATCAAGACGGTCTTGCTGTTCAGCCACTGTCGCTGCTGATGCCTGCGCTTCTGCAATTTCACTGCGTGCCTGGCCAATATAGTTCTCCTTAACGGTTGATAAATCTTCGCTGCAATAAGCCTTTCCGCATGTTGGGCACGGAGTGCCAACCTTGGAATCAACGGCATCAGCCTGCGCTTTGTTATTGTGGGCACGTTTAACCGCTGACGCTTTTAACGTCTCTGCGGAACGGATGTTACCTTCCGCTTCGGAGATAACTGCCCGGACACGAACCAGCTTTTTGTCGTGTTCATCTTTAGTTGCCAGCTTTTCACGCTCTGCGGTAATGGCGTTCTGCTTATCGCGGATCTGTTCTGGAATGGTTCGCAGCTCCAGCTCCGCCTCTGCTAGCTCAACTTCAGCACCGGTCAGATCTTCGCGGGACTTTTCTAAACGCTGGCTGCGGCTCTTTTCCCACTCTTCTGAGGATGCCTTTGCAGACTTCAGCTCTGTTTCAGCTGAGTCCACCAGCGACAGAGTGCCTTCCATCTTGGTCTTAACGTTATCTACGCGCGCGGCAGCTGCATTTGCTCGTTCGCGAGCAATTGAATACGCCCGGGTCAAACGGTCAACGCCAGCAGCTTCTTCCACTATCGCTTTAAGGTTCTTGTCAGTCATGCCCGGCAGGTCTGGCATAGCCTCTTGGCTTGCATAAATCGATGCGGTGAACACTTCCTTCGATGCACCAATCAGCCGTTCGACAAGCTCCTGCGTAAGCGTGTCTTTGCCTTTAGTCATGTCGCCATCTTCACCACGAACAATCAGACGGTTTTTAAACTCTTTGTGGTTGCGGTGACGGATGATCGCGAACTTTTTGCCTTCGTCCTCTATGGTCACTTGAACGCGACAGTTCTTCTCGTTCCCCGTTGACAGAACATCGTCACCCTTCACACCGTGGGCTGTTTCGCCATAGATGCACCACATTAAGCTGTTCATGAGGGTGGACTTGCCAGCGCCATTGCTGGAAGCTGATGAGTCGTCAGTGTTGATACCCTGGATCAGCACCAGCCCGCGGTCGGAGAGTTCAACTTCCGCTTCGGCCAGCGCCATGAAGTTCTCAACCTTCATTGACAAAAATTTCATGTGCTTTTCTCTGTATGTTTTATTTTGGATGCCAGGGTAGTCAGCTTTGGCTGATCTTTCTTGAGACGAAACTCCAGGTGAGTTTTGTACAAAGCGCGATCTAAGACTCCGTCACGATAAAGACGGTTGAGCTTGTAGCGCACTCGTTCACTGCGGTATGTAAAACGATGGAGTGTGACCGTCCCTCCGTTGTTCAGGATATTCACAGCCCACTGGTATTTGCCGGTGATCATTCCGAAGTACCGGTTTCCGCTTCAAGCAGGATGTCGCTGCAAAGCGCGCCCAATGCCTTCACATCAAAACCGCCGTCAGTGTCGTGCATGATTTGACAGTAAGCGCTCACTGACTCTCCAAGGCTATCTATCTTTGACGTAGCAGAAGTGCTGGCGGAGCCGGTCATCATTGAGGATTTTCGAACGAAGTTGCACACGATGCCTTTGGCGCCCATGGAGTTGAGGGTGTTTTTTATCTTCACGCCTTCTTCGTCGGCTTCAATAGTCGCGTAGAAACGAACGTAATTGCCGCGTACTTCGCTGTCATCAACGCCCTCTTCAAGATTGACGAACTTTGGAGCGGAGGTTTCGTACTGGGTAAAACTGCCATCAGGCTGTACGATCATGTAACCGGCCAAAGTCCCTACATCACCCCAATTCTGGTGCGTTAACGCACCAACACTGACGACACCGGGCAGGACTTCTTTGTGGTTATGGTAATGACCAGACAAAACAAGGCGGAAGCCAATGTCCTTCAGCTCCTGCGCATCGATGCCCACATCGGGCATGGTCGGAATAGCTTTATTGACTGAGGTATGAATGATGATGTCGTGGTTGTCGCCCTCAAGACGATTTCGCAACGCCTTCATATCACTCAAAAGCTCGGCGTGGGAGTTACGCCAGCTGATGAAATGAACATTCACATCACCAACTTCAATGCTGAACGGCTGCTGCCCGCAAACGATATGCACCCCGATCGACTGCAGTGAGGCAGCTGCGTTAGCGCTGTAGACAGAATCGTTGGTTTCGAGGTCGTGGTTTCCAGCCAGCATGACCACTTCAAGGCCAAGCTCATTGATGATCCACTTGTAGGTTTCCGTCACATAGTGCAGTACAGATGGCGTGATAGTGCCGCGTACATGGAACGTGTCACCTGCAACAAAAAGATGCTTTGCGCCAACCTCTTTGATGGCAATGGCTGCTTCCTTTGTCGATTCAAGCAAGATGGCCAGGCGGGAATTAAGCCCATTGGCGTCAGAAACCGCGAAAGTATTCCAATTGTGGTAGTGGGGATCAGAGATCACGCCATACGGTATAGTCATGTGTTCTTCCATCTTGTTATAAATTCAACGCAATGTTACCAACACTGAATAGGCCATCAATTTAGAGCTACAGGCTATTGGGTTGGTTCGCAGGTTGGCTATTATGCAATATTTATAAGTAGCTAACTACCTATAAACAAGAAGGAACAAGTTCTAAATTCCTTAACTCCTTAGCAAAGCCGCTCTAAGATGATGTTTTACACAGCGTAATAGGGATCATAATGGCAATTGTGCTTTCAGTGCCTGAACAAATTCAGATCGCATTAAAACTTGGTTATGAACGTGTGCCAGACGAGGATGCCTATACGTCGGCCTACTATGTCAAAAATGGCGTGAAATGGATTTTCAACATAGTCGGCCTAAAGAAAACACTAAGTGTCTCTTCAGATGATGAGCTGAGGGAGCAGGATTACGATGTTGAAACTTATTACGATGTTCGAAGAAATTACAACAAATACAAACAAATGATTGTTGGTAACGATCTGACTTCGCTCTATGAAGATCTGCGGGTCACCGATGATCCAGATGAGTGGGTTTATTTGGCTGATAGCATGTGGATGAATGGGAATGGCGATTTGATTGAGCGGTAGATGGCACAAGCCCGCTGTACGCTTCTCTAAGAGGGTGAACGTATGCTCTGGTGCGTTCACCCATCTTAAAGGGTTAAATCGTCTTCTCGTGCTTTCTGCGAAGCGAGGCCATATCTATCACTGGTGCTTTTGCCCGAGGATCTTCTAACTCAAGCTCGTGATCCGTGTGGTATTCAACGTCATGTTCACGGCTGATGCTCCCCAGATAGATGGCCGTCAGCTGACTATCATGCTTCAGAAAATGCCCATAGGATTTGCGGATTACTTCAGAAACCTTATCGACCCTTTCACCGCCCATGCAAAGGTGATTGAATCGGCTGTGTTTCCGAAGCATTTCTTCGTATGGTCCCGAACAGACTCTGTCTACTTTTGCGAACCTGATTCGCTCTCCGTTCGCTGCGTCTACCAGACACACGATTTTGCCTGGCTCTACACGGTTAACCCATGTAACTCCGCTGCGGAGCGTGTTGAAGTAAGGCTCATTCAATCCGATGATCGGTTTACGAAACGCGATAAGTGGCACATACCGCAGACAAGAATTTAAGTGGAAGTCAGCCCCTGTAGCCTTGAACTTGTGCCGTGCCTCATTGATTGGGCATTTTGAGGCAATCCCACAGAGGTCGCATAGTTCTTTCTGGGAGTTAAGTTTGCTATCTGGCTCAATGGTGTAGGTGCCATCTTCGAGACGGCGAACCCAGCGTGTACGTTTCAGATCCATTGGTCTACTCTTGCCGGTGGAAATATTTGCGACTGTAGCGCATATATTTGACGTTAGGCTGTAACTGCCTGTTTTGTTTATCCCCAATATTCACAGTGTCGATCCAATAAATTGATCCTAAAGTGATCCCAACGGAGATCCAAAAGAGATCCCCGATCGCCGCAAACCCACGCCACCACAGGGCTGAGACAGGATCGATATTGACTGTAGTGTGCAGAATCTTGACTGCGACATGTGAACCTACCAACTGCGGTACGCAAATCCATTAACTGCGGTATGTATTTACCTTGACTGAGATATGCAGTTACACTTACGGCATGTGAACAACTGCTGGTGTATAAAATGGTCAAGAAATCCAAAACCTTACCGATGAATTTGGAAGAAACAAACAAATCGACAGGTGAGATCGTTTCACTGGATATTAACAGCTCCAGCACTGTTCAGCCGGTGCCGCTTATGCGTCTCGGCTTGTTTGTTCCTACTCTAAAATCAACGAGTAAGAGCAAGACTAACCGTAAAAATATCACAGATGCGACCGAAGAACTTGTCCAGCTGTCCATAGCCAAGAGCGAAGGCTACAACGACGTGAAAATTACAGGGTCACGTTTGGATATGGACACTGATTTCAAGGTATGGCTGGGGATCGTTCGCTCAATGGCTGAGCATGGAGTGCAGGGAAGTGCGCTTAAGCTCACGTTTGTCGAGTTCGTTAAGATGTGTGGATTCGATAGCCGGCGTTCCAACCAGAAGATGCGAGATCGTATCAGTAACTCCCTGTTTAAATTGGCATCCGTCACGCTTAAGTTCCAGAACGATACGAAAGGGTGGGTGACACACTTGGTAAAATCAGCCTCATACGATGTCGTTGAAAACGTTGTTGAAATTGAAGCTGAGCCTAAGCTCTTCGAACTCTATGACATGGATAGGCGTGTGCTGCTTCGACTTAAAGCCATAGATGCACTGCCACGTAAAGAATCAGCCCAGGCTCTCTACACCTTCATTGAAAGCCTACCCCAGAATCACGCTCCCATTTCCATGAAGCGCCTTCGCGACCGGCTTAACCTTACTTCAAGCGTTTACACGCAAAATCACACTGTCAGAAAAGCGATGGAACAGCTGAAGGAAATTGGGTACCTCGAATACACCGAAACTAAACGAGGCAATTCCACCTTCTTTGTCGTCCACTACCGCAATCCGAAGCTGATCCAGACCTCTAAGCTGCCTAAGCAAAAGGTTGAAGAGCAGCCGCCGTCAGAAGAGAACTATGATGAAGTCATTAAGGCTTTGAAAACTGCAGGTATAGATCCCATCAAACTGGCAGAAGCTCTCGCTAAATCAAAACCCGAAAATTGACTGAGGTATGCAGTATATTGACTGCGATATGCGGTTTCTTTGCTGCGGTATGTAATATTGACTGCGGTATGCAATCTTCACTGAGATATGCGTCTCACATCCCATATTGACTGTGATACGTAATACGCATACCGCAGTCAATGAAAACCATCCTGAACTAACCAGAATATGCGATTTCTTGACTGCGGTATGTAGAGTTGCGTACTTCGGCAAATGCCATTGACTGCGGCATGTAAAAGCTACATACCTCAGTCAATTCTTGATAACCAATTAGATGATTTTCTTAAGAAGCCCGAAGAGTGTCGGCGCGGTGATAGTCATTTCGTTTTTTAGCTTATCGAAGTGCTGCCACTGCTTGCGCTTGAAGGTGATGGTGCAGTCCCAGCGATCCAGAAGCTCTTCGTTTCCCTCACGCTTAAAGCCCTTTGCGCGCCAGTAACCGCTCTCTTTTTGGATCTCACTTTTCTGCATGGTGTAAATCATTACTAACCTCGGAACACTCGTCAAATATGATACTGGTGTCCTGAGAAGACACGCTGTACACGGCATCCTTTTTAATGAAGGTCTGGCCATCCGAGCCAACACCAAATTTCATCTTCTTACGCGATTTCAGCGGGGGAGACTTGTAAACCTTAGAGTCGAGCAGCGCGTAAAACTCCATACCGCTGTCAACGACCAGCGCACTGGTCATCCGCTCTGAAACTCCAGTGATTCGCTGACCCGCTGAATGAATAATTGCAGCGTGACACTGCAACGTTTTCAGATCGTTAGCCTGGGTTAAGGCGGGAAGCATCATTAATGCGGTTAACGTGATCCACTTCATTTCAGCACCGGCGAAAGAAACATGAATAATGCGGTGCTGAGCATGAATGCGTAATAAATGCGCCCGGGCATTGGCTCGAAGGCTTTCTTCAACTGACGGCATAAAACTACCAGAAGGAGAGAGGTTAATTGCAAAGCTACTGTCATGCGAACTCCATAAGATAGGTAGATAGTAACCTATTTTTGAAATGTAAGGAAAGCGTTAGCTGTAGGTTTCTAACGATAAGATCCTCACCAGTGTTTCTGCATCCTCATTGGAGAGCGGTTGAGTATCTTCCTGATACCAACATTGGCTGCCGCGCCAGCGTACATTGCTCTCGTCGATGGTTATCTGGTCATCGTCATAGCCGGTGCATTTGTTAATGGCGCGTTCGATGGCCTCGTCCATAAGCTCCTCATTCTCTGCTTCAACAATGAACAGAGGGAAGACTGAGAAATCACAACTTGAGTGGATTCTGACAAGCGTTTTCATGTGTTTATACCATTATTATAAGTTGTTGGTTACTTAATTATACTTGACTTAAATAGGCGATTAATTGTTATCTACAGGCCACATCTTCGCGGCTACTCGGGGGAAGCAATCATCGAGGTGAAGAAGAAGCCAGACGATTGCCTCTTTGCTCTCAACGGAATTTTCAAAGATGTCGATCTTTCTAAATTGCGAATGAAACACCTCATGGCAAGTGCCTGGCCAAATTGGTAAGTTTTCACCCGCCTCCTTGAACAGCTTCAGCAGCAATGCCTGTTCTGGTTCTGGTGTAGGCCCAATCTCTTCGGCATACACGCGGATCAGCTTTTGCCAGGGCTGCTCATTCTCAACCACATCGGGGGCGCCCATTTCGCTAATCGCAGTGCGCATGGATTCAGCCCACAATGGCTGCGGGAAGCCATCCGCTCTTAACTGGTCTACTTCATCAAGCGCAGCGTTTGAAGCGCTGTAAAGCGCTGTCAGAGCGCTTCCCTTTGGTTTACTGGTCATGGCATTTCCTTTTTGAGTTGCAAAGACAATTCGCGAAGTAGGCGAATGTCGTTTTCTTCACCAAAGTCAGATCTTTCAAGGTTTCTTATGGCGAGTTCTACGCCTTCCGCAATCCATCTCTGGCGCTCAGCCGCCTTGTCATCTTTCTGCTGGCTTACCATCAGTTAATCCTTCTTGGTTTTGAAGACGCCGTGATGAGAGTGGTCAATGAAGATCAGGGCATCTTCACCAAAGTCGTCAGTGGTATGCAGCGCCTGGCCATCAGAATCTGACACACCGCTATACTCCTTACCCGGAGTAAACCAATCGACACCCGGCCACACGCTTTCGCATACAACAGTCAAGATTGCCCCCCTATACCTCGAAGAACGCGCAGCGCTTCGTACATAGCTGGTAAGGCTTTTGCCGAATCAGTGTTGTCATCATCATTATCAAAGATGATAGGTGTGCCCATATCCACGTTGCACTCCAGCCAATCGATCATTATTTCGATTATTTTTACCGGTGTGAGCGGCGTTTTTGACTTACTCGCCTCTTCTTTCAAGTGTGGGAACAGGCCATTTAAAAACTTCTCCTGCGCGCCGGTGTGCATCTCTCCGTTCAGCTGGAGTTTCCCGAACCAGTTCTTGCCTGAAAGCAGCGTGTAGAAATTCGGCTCACCATCAGCCATCCATTTGATACCTTCGATGTTACTCATCA